ACACGTCGAACGAACGCTTGGCTACCGTCACATCCGCATCGGGATACGCGGGGAACGTCACCGGGCCAACGTCCAGCAGCGTGTCCACGCGGGTGATGGTCCGCACACTGCGGCCGTCCTCCACGCTCCACGCATCGCCGCCGCTCGGGACGGTGAACGAGAACGACGAGCCCTTGACGATGCCCGCCCGAATGTTGCTGGCGATGTCCCGCCCGTAGGTCGTGTCGGGCACCGGGAACTCATACCGCAGGCCAACGTCATCGACCGAGAGTTTCAGCGTGCCGGGATAGCGAGCCAGCGGGAAGTTGGCGTCGTGATTCCACAGAGCCCGCGTCTCCAGCGGCTTCTTCCGCCCGCGTCGCTCTTGGACGATGCCGAACGCACCGGGGTCGATTCGTTCGATGAAGTCGCCCAGGTCCAGGCTGTTGACGCCGAACTTCGCGGCGTAGCCCACGACGTACTCGCGGTCGGTGCCGTCTTCGCTGCGGGTCTCGACTGACAGGAGCGGCACGGCCGACTCTACCTCGTCAATCGCCAGGGCACGACGTTCGATGTTCATTTCTTTTTCCTCCCACGCTTCGGCTTCTCAATCGGCGGCGATTCCGCCTCGGGCTCGCTCCGCACGAACTGCGGCGAATCGTCCACCCACACGTCCACCTCGACGCCAGCCTCTTTCGCGGCCTCGTCCTTCAGCCGCTCGCCCACGAGCAACACCTGCGAAAACGCATCGGCGTACTCGCCTAGCGTGTCGGTGACGGTCTGCCGGTTGTCGGCGGTGTCAGGCCGACGGCTGACCATCACGACCGTGTTCCCATCCGCAACCGCCTTGCGTGCGAACTCGCCCCACAGGGCCGGGTCGGCAGAGAACGTCCGGTCGAAGTCAATCGAGACGGTCATCGCCCGCGACGCCGGCAGCGAACGACCGAACGTGGGCGGCGTAGCCGGTTCCGCTGGCACCGCCGGGGGCTGGCTCTCGGGCACGCCCGCGAGAATCGCGTCAATCTGCTCGGGACGCATGGCCGGGAAGGCTGCCGCAACCGCTGCAGCGGCACCGGTCTTGTTGAAGACGCCTGTGCTGACAGCCTGCAGGATTGCGAGCAGCCCCGTGATTTGGGCACCATTCAGCGATACGTCGGCCACCTGGGGCTCGCCATCGCTCGCCGGTGCAGATTCGACAGGAGCATCGGCCGCCACAGGCTCCACCACCGGCTCGACCGCCGGGGCCATCGCCAACCGAGCGGCGGCGTTCGCCTGCTCAAGCGTCTGGAAGTTCAACGGCACGACGCGGATGTCGCCGCCCTCGACCGGATTCATGTTCTCCAGCCCGCGAATCTCGTTCACGCTGAAGACACCCAACTGGGCCATCGTGTTGTAGAACGCCGACCGGCCAGCGGCATCGGCACGCAACGCCCCGCGAATATCGAACTCCGCGAACGTCTCGTCATCCGTGATGAGGTCGCGGGTGATGGCAGACTCAAACCGACGCAGCCACGGCATCAAACCGTTCTGCACGTAGTCGAGGCTCTGCTGTTCGATGTTGCTGAACGACGAACGCGACAGGTCGCCCACGAGATGCGGCGGCACACCATAGATGCGGCAGCACTCCTCCACCGCGAAGCGGCGAGCCTCAAGGAACTGGGCTTCCTGATTGTTCCCGCCGAACGAGTCGATTTTCAGCCCGCCCTGCAACACCGCGACGCGGTGAGCCCTATCTGGCCCGCGATGGGCACGCTCCCACTGGTTCCGCGTGTTCTCGGCAGCCTCGGGCGAAAGCATCTGGTCGGTGGTCAGCACGAGCCCAGGCCGGGCACCGTTGCCGAAGAACGACGCCCCGTGGATCTCCAGGGCGCGAGCCAGACCGATGGCGTCGCTCGCAATCTCAATCGGCACCATCCCGTTGACGCCGTCATCGGACAGCCACCGCAGGTGCATCACCGCATCCTGCGTCAGCACCGTAGACGCACCGCGATCCTCTCGGTACGTGTACCGCAGCCGCCCGTTCTCCAGGCGGTCCACCTTCATCCGCGAGGGATGCAACGGAATGAGTTTCCGCGACTCGCCAGCCCCGCGAATCTCGCAAAACGCACTGCCATGCAGCAGCAGATGGAGCATGAGCGTTTCACGCCACTCGTAGCTCGTCTGCCAATCGTTCGGGGCATCGTGCAACGTGCGATAGAGCGGGTTGCCGCGAGCCAGTTTCTTGCCGCCGTTCTCCATCCGCCGATACAGATGCAACGGTAATCCAGCCACCGATGCCGACAGCACGCGAACGCACGCCAGAATCACCGTCGCCCGCAGGGCACTTTCGGCGTCAATCCGCACGCCAGACGGATTCCGGCTGCCGCCAGCCCAGCCGCCAGACTCGTAGTCCCAGCTACGGGAATCGCCTTCGGGGAGCCACAAGATGCGGGTGTTATTGGCGATCATAGGATGAGGATGGAGGGCTCGATGGCTGGCCCTTTCACCTCTTGCGACGCGTGAACGCCGAGAGCCATGACAAGGGCCACGATGCCGTCAATGCGTTCGTTGCTCTTCGCCTTGCTGGGCTTGATGTTGCCGTTGTGGTCCTGTTGAATCGCCACGTTCCCGGCCTGCCACGCGAGCACCGGATGCCCACCGTGCAGCAGCTTTTCGGAAACGACCAGCGATTCGAGCACCTTCGCGGGGCCGCTCATAGAGCCGTACCCCTGCCCGTAGCCTAAGACGTTGACCCCGTCCCCTTGCAGTTGATTCGCCAACTGGGTGGCATTCCAGCGGTCGATTCCCACCTGCCGGATGTTGTATTTCTTCGCCAGCGTGTTGATGTCGGCCCGCACTTGGTCGAAGTCGGTCACGTTGCCGGGCGTCAGATGCAAGTGCTCCTGCCGTGCCCAAACGTCATACGGCACCTTATCCCGCCGCACCCGTTCCCGCATGTTCTCCTCGGGAATCCAAAAATGCGGCTCTACCCAGTACCGCCCATCCTCCAGCGGAAATACCAACACGAACGCCGTCGTGTCGAACGTGGTCGCCAGGTCGAGCCCTGCCCAGCACTCGCGGCCCTGGAGCGTCACCGGGCAAGCCTGTGCACAGCGAGCCCATGCGTCCATGCGAAGCCAGCGGGTGTCCTGCTCGGTCCACTGGTTCAAGTGAAGTTGCCGGAAGGTGTTTTCGTATGACGGCATTTCCACCGCCCGGGCACACTCACTGCGGAGGTATTCGAGCTTCACGCTCACGCCGAGATTCGGGTTCGCCTTTCGCCACGTCGCCTCTGACTTCCAATCGTCTTCCGTACCAGCGGCGTAGATGGCCGGCAGGAATGAATCGTCCTTGATGGCACCGCTGGCAACAGCCTCCGCGTACCGCCAGATTTCCCAGCAGATGCTCTTGCGGTCATAGCCGGCCGTCGTGATGTAGACCAGCATCGGCTGCCGCCTCGCACCCATCGATGTCTGCATCACATCGACAAGCTCGCGGTCGGGCTGGGCGTGCAACTCGTCGAAGATGACGCCGTGAGCGTTGAGCCCGTGTTTCGTAAACGCCTCGGCGGAAAGAGCCTTGTAGAACGAATGGGTATCCTCCCGCACGATGGAGTTGCGAAACACACGGAGTTTCGTGCGGAGTTTTGGCGACTGCTCCACGCAGACCTTCGCCATCTCAAACACGAGCCGGGCCTGGTCGCGGTCGGCGGCACACGAATAGATTTCCGCCCCAGGCTCGCCGTCGAACAGCAACTTGAGCGCGATGCCAGCACACATCGTTGAGTTGTGCGTCGGTATCAGCGACTTGCCGACAACAAACATTCCATCCATGGCAGCGACTTGGATGCACCGCACGGGCACGGAAGGAACAGGCTCGCATGACTGAATCTGCCTAGACCGCGACCTAGCCTGCCGGCTCGTAGCCGCCCGCACTCGAGCCTGCTTGCGGGTTAGCCTGAAGACCCGCATTGGCAGTTGCGGCGTGAAGGCAACAAGGTATGAATCGCAGATCACCAGGCCGTTGATTTTCGCCGGCTTTGTATGCAAAGACGCCTTCAGGCCAAGAGACACGGCGAGTTCGTAAACCTGCGTCGCTAAGTGCTTTTTGACACTGACAAACGTGCATCGCCCAGCCTTTGATATCGTTCCGTCTGTATCCATAAGCCCCTGCAAAAGCGACAGCCTTTGCGGGACAGATGCTTGCATGTATGCGTCTGGAATGTGTTTTTTCCCGAGAAGTCCTTCGCGGCGAAGCGTCGTCTGCATGCCGCCTTTTAGCCCGGCGCTGTAAACATTCGGATGCGAAGGGTATCGCCTTCTTTTGACTGGAACACCTGCGGCCTCAATGTTTCGCAGCAGTTCCTCGTCTTGCAGAGCGCAGGTAATCGTTGCCGCTGCCGTATGCCCATCCCCAAGCCAACACCCAAGAACGTAAGGGTCTATTGGCAACAGTTGCTGCGGAAGTTCGACAGCGTCGCACACGTCTACGCTGTGGTTGTTTTCACCGCTTGACTTCAGCGTCTCTGCGATTTGCTGAGTAGTCCGCACGCCCCAGCCAGCACGTCGGTCAAGGCACCCGTGATTGCCAATCCCAGATCCGGGGGCATGCACCAACGCACGAGTTCGCCACAGATGGTCCGCATCAGCAACAATCGTATCGCCGTGAGAAAACCGCACTGCATAGCACTGCCGTCCATGCAAGACAGGAGTTGCGGCGATGACTTGAACTGGATACCCGTGCGGGTGAAACACATAGTCGCCGACGCGAATCTTGCCCATCGTTGACCATCCGTTCGTGGTCAAGACAGGAGTATCAAGAGCCAGGGCCTTCCCGTTCTTGCGAGGGATGGCAAGAAGGCTCGTGCGATACTGCCGCAGTTGGTCTTTCCGCAGCGTCCCGAAGAGCGTCCGCACGTACCGCTGTTGCCAGGGCTCAAGCGTGAACGGCTTGCCGCCGAGCTCGCC